ATGTAGTCTGTCGTCGTGCCGCGTCCGACGAGGCGCAGTTGACGGAACAACAGATTGGCAAGCTGCTTCGGGCTGTCCGGGTTGACGTAGAGCGACGGATCGTGTGCAGCCTGACGAGCATGCTCGTTGAACTGCTCACGCAATTCCGTGACACGTGTCTGCAATTCAGCAGCCAACGTGTCTTTGAACGGCGCATCGACACGCAGACCGCCCACGGTCATGCGGGCGAGGTGCGGTTGCAGACGCATGACATGGTCGTAGAAGAACCGCTGTTGCCGGAACTGCACCAACTCGTTCTCCATGCGCTGCTGACTCGCCTTGGTGATGCAGCAGTCGGTGACATTGTAACGCCAGAACGTGTTGATGTCACCGCCCTCGCGCCAGAACTTGCCGTCATCCTTGTAGTAGGGATGGTCGGTATACTGCGCGGTCAGGAAGCCAAGGTTGTGCGGCAACTGCGAGTAGAGCGTGTGGTGCGCGAGCATGGTGTCGAACCACAGCGGCTTGCACTGGATGCGGTCCTTATACCAGAGCCACGTCACGTCGAACATGCCGTTTTGCGCCACAAGCTGCGTCTTGTCATGACGCATGAAGCGTTGCAGACGCCACCGCACCTTGCGCTCATCTTCCAGTGACCAGCGGTTCGTCTTCTCGTCACGGAAGTTGATGCACATGCCTTCGAAGGCGTTGTTGGCAAGGCCGACACATGCCGTCTCACCGGACATCACCTCGATGTCGAACGCAACAGGTAGACCACCATGCTGCATCGTGTCGATCCACTCGATAGCCTGAGCGGGTGTCGGGTTGATGTGCGCGGTGATCTTGTGCTCCTTGAACGTGCCCTGCACAACACGGTGCAGCTTGTGCAGGTCCATGCGGAACACCGGCTCGGTCTTCGGCTCACGCACAACCATTGCGGGGTTGTAGGTGATGACACCTGTCAGGTTCTTGGTGATGACCGTGGGCAGGGCATGCTCACTTGTCTCGACGTGACGCAGCGTGATCGGCAGAACGCTGCCGCGCCACTGCGTGATGCCATCCTCGCCGGTCAACGCTTTGAGCGCAGGACCGCCGAGGATCAGCACATGACGCAGCTTGGGCAGGTGAGACAGTTCCCACTTGAGCAGCGCCTGCCAGTGCTGCATCTCGTCGGCACCGATAGTCATGCGTCCGGTGTCAAACGCCAGACGGCGCTTGACTACGTTGGTGATGTAGACATCAGTGCGCTTGATGTCATACTTGCGCAGCGCGGTCCAGAGCACTTGCCCTGAACCACCGACGAGGGGCATGCCCATCGTGACTTCGCGCTCGCCGGGTGCCTCTGCGACGATGGCAATCTCGGCGTTGATGTTGCCGTCCGCAGCACACTGCATCTGCAAGTTGAGCAGCTTGCAGCGGTCGCGGATCGACGCGATCATGTCTTTGATCGTGACAGGTGTCATCACGTGCGGTTCTCCTCGACGCGCTTGAGGACATCGTTGAACTTGGACAGCGGCGGTGCCTCTGCCTGCGACTTGCTGCGGTCCTGACGGCACTCGGACGCAATGGCGATATAAGCGCAGGCATCGACGAAGCTGTCGGTCTGCTGACCGCCCCAACGCTGGCCGATGCGTGCCATCTTGACGCACAGCATGAGCATAGCTGCATCTTCTGCATCGAGCACAAGCTGCGTGCCCGGCGGCAGAGCAGACAGACGCACTTGGATGTATGCGTTCATCAGCCCTGCGATGTTGTCGTGGTTCACGGCAGGCAAGCCGTAATCCTTGTTGCGTTCGTTGCTGGTGATCGCGATTGCCATCTGCATGATGTCAACACGGTGTGGCACGTCTGTCATTTCCCGCTCCTCTCTGCTACGGACATTACTTGGAACACCGAGTTCTGCAAACTCGGCTGATCGGTGATGACCGTGCACGTCAGACGCGCACGGCTGATCGCGGTGTAGAAGTTGTGCCGCGATTGAATGAACATGGTGCTGCGGTTGAGCACGTAGATGATGTGCGGCCACTCGCTGCCCTGTGCCTTGTGCGTCGTGACGACAAAGCCCAAGTCCATGTCACGGCGCGGATCGACGGTGACAAGGTTGCCGCGACGATCCTCGACGGTCATCGAAGCAGGCACCTCGACGACACGGTCGCCCACGTCGATGCTGATGCCGCCCTCGTCGTCGATTGCGGTGATGACGCCGCTCTCGCCGTTCATGATCATCTTCTCGGCAGGCGGCGGCAGGAAGCCCTGGGCCGGGTCTTCGTTGTGGTAACGCTCCCACTCGTTGCGCAGGTCGTAGGTGTTCTGCGTCCAGATCACCTTGTCACCGACACCGACGAAGATCGGGTTCTTCTCGTCCCACGTGTGACGCTTGACCTTCATGCGTGCAGACATGCCGATGGGGTTGAGCATGTCCTGCAACGCGACGTTCAGCTTGTGGGTGCCGACCCACGAACGCTTGGTCGGGCTGATGATCTGGCCGTCATTGGTGCCGTAGTTGACGCCCTTGTCGAGCATTTCCATGACATGTGTCATGAGCACGTCGATGGGCTGGTTGGTGATGCGCAGCAGGAAGTCGTCCTTGCGCACAGGCACACGGCCTGCAAGGATACGCTCACCGTTGAGTGCGACGCCGCTGCCTTCTTCCTGACGGTGGATCGTGGTAAGCACGATGCCGTCGAAGCGGCGCAGGCCCGCTTGGAACGGGCTTTCGGCCATCGCGCCCTTGCCCTGTTCGATGGGCTTCAACTGGTTCACGTCACCGAACATGCAGATGCGGCCACCGGGCGGCAGCGCGTCGATCAGGTTGCGATGCACCTCGCGGTTAATCATGGCGTATTCGTCGATGAGCAGCACATGATACGGCAGCGGGTTTTCCTTGTCGCGTTTGGGGACAGTCGAAATCATGGCTGCACCTGTCTTCGGATCGCGTTCACCCGGATGCGGATACTCAAGCAGTCGGTGACACGTCATGGCGGGAAGTCCGGTTGCTTCTTGAATACGCTTGGCGGCTTTGCCTGTCGGTGCAGCGATTGCGACCATGTATCCAGCGGCAGTCAGCACCTTGTAGACTTCGCGGATGATCGTGGTCTTACCCGTTCCGGCAACGCCCGTGATCGGCACGATGCGCTGCTGCATATCAGTGCAGCGTTCGATGGCTGCAAGTTGCGTCGCGTCCCAATCAAACACGCGATCAATCGCGGCTGTGGTGTTCATGATGATACTCCTTCTCTGCCTGTTGACGGCATTTGACAGCTTCTTCAATGGTGTCGAACGTGCCGAGATTGTAACGCACCCCGTCACGGTAAATCTGTGCACGCCACTTGTCGCGCTGAGGCACGACGCCACGCACACCGCTTGCACTGAGCGGTATCTTGTCATTGGGGTTGGACTTGTTGACGGACTGCGATGTTGCGCGAAGATTGCTGCGTTGGTTGTTGCTTCTGTTGCCGTCGCGATGCTCGACCACCACGCCACGCGGCGCGTCCATGATCCAGCGATGTAGGTAAATGACCTTGCGGTCGATGACAATCTGCCAGTAGCCGTCTTCTTTGCGACGGATGACAGTGTAATGCTCTATCTGTTGACGGATGTCGTCGTCAACGAGCAGTGTAGATGCGTCCATCATCGGAACGACTTACTCCTCTCGATGTAAGGTGACGTTATTCGGTAGTAGATACCGCAGCTTCGAGTTGCTTGGCAACCTCGACAGCGCACCAGCGCACGAACGACGCAGGCTTCATGCCGAGTTCATCGGCAAAGCGCACGATCAGTTCGTAGTCGAGACGTGACACGCGCACACGCAGGTTGGCGCCAAGCGGGCCAAGTGCGTAAGGACCACGCGCAGCCTGTGCACCGCGCAGCAGTGGGGTATACATTGGTGTGACGATGGTGATCTTGGCAGGGAACTGACGCAGATGGGTCGATTTGTTCATGACAATGTCACACCTTTGCGATACGAAAAGAGGCGGTGCATCCTCTCAATGCACCGCCTCACGCCTGTCAGGCGATCACTTCACCATGACGCGCAGATACTTCTGCGCCTTGCCGGTGTCGATGGCTTCCAAGGCTTCCTCGGCATGACGGGTGATCGCCACGACCTCGATGTGATCGGGGTTCACGCCTTCCGGCAGGTTGACCAGCACGTAGGCAGGGCGCGGCCCGGTCTTGCGCGTGGCAGCGGTGCGCTTCGGCTTGGTCGCGAGGGGGGTAGCAGCTTCGGCCATGATATATCCTCTCTGGTTTCATGGGTTGCAGTAGTCGGTCACAAGGAGTGATCCGATAGTGACTGCATTGGCCCTCAATGTCAAGGGCCAATGCAATGATCTTGGCGAGATTACGCCTCGTTGACGCGGACGATCTGCTCGCGGGTCACGCCCTCGTAGGTGTCGTGCTCGACTTCGATCTTGGCATCAAGCCCGACCCACTCGCTCAAGTCCACCTTCTTCGACATCGGCGCACCGATGCTCTCGCAGAAGCGGCGCAGGCCGAAGCGGGCCTGCTGGTTGTCTTCCATCGACAAGCGACGGAACACGATGGTCTTGCCATCGGGCGCGATGTCGCTCGGGTAGTCAGCGGGGAACTCTTCCGGCGCGATGTGGAAGGTCACTGCGGCGTAGCGCGTGCCACGCTGCGACAGCTTCACCTCGGCGGCGCGGATGGTGGCGGGATACTCGCCCACCGGAAGCGGCTCGGGCGCTTCGGCGGTGCTGATGTCCTCGCTGAACTCGACGATGGTCATCATTTCGTTGTCGGCCATGCGGTTTACTCCTTGTGCATGGTTGTTGGGATAGCCAACGTAACACATTGTCGCTGCACGGCAATCCCCAAGATGCAGCAACACGATGTGTGCGTGACACATGTCATAGCGTCAGGCACTACATATTGTGGTCAGGTCGGCAGCGGACGCTTCTGATAGTTGCTGGCCTTCCAGCCCTCATACCAGTCGGCGACCTCGGTGCCGGTATGCTGCCAGTCGAACTCGGCAGCACCTGTCGTGACGAACATGCGCGTCTTGCACGGCTTATACATGCGCGCAGGACGGATCAGGATGCGGCGCGTCTTGCCAGTGTCCTGCAAGCACCACACCTCGGAGAAGTCCACGGGTGCGGCTGTCTGCAACTGACCGCCAAGCGCGACGGTGATCGCAGTCACGATGCCGTCATCATTGGTCTGCGGCGCTGCCTCGTGCGCGATGAAGATCACGTGCTTGTTGTGCTTGGCCGTCAGACGGAGCACGTTCTTGACAAGCTGCGTGATCAGCGCATTGCGGTGGCCGTAGCCTTGCAGCGACGGACGCTCGATGGTTGCGCCCTTGACTTGTGTCACGGCATGCATGACGGCCATGTGCTGCGCGTTGGTCAGGCTGTCGATGATGATCGTGTCATACAAGTCGATTGCCTTGCCAAGCCCGAGCGGATTGCTGTCGGACTTGAACTGATCAACGACGCTGTTCTTGGCCTGCGACATATCGGCCACGTCAACGTCATCACGGCCTGCGATGGACGCATCACCGTCAGGGTCGAACAGCACGAGCAGCTTCTTGCCCGGTGCGGTGCAGGCGAGCGTGGTCTTGCCGGTGCCAGACGCGCCCCACAGCAGCAGCGACATGCGCTGATCCTTGGTGCCCGCCTTCTTGATGTCCACGCCGCCGATCTTGATGACAGTGTCTTCACTGTTCGTCATCTGTCACTCCATTGGCTGCTGCGAAGAGGTTCTGCAACAGTTGCAGCACCTTCATCTCGATTATTCTATCAGCATCACCCACTAAGTCAAGCAACAGCTGCACAGGCCAGCGGTGCATGACACGGTGATGCGGTGCGAGCGGGTTGGCGACATCGGGCGTCTCGATGATGACCTCGATGTATTCGTTCGGCCCGGTCGCGATGCTGTAGAACGTGGTGAACGTGCGTGCATACTTGTCGCGGTTGATGACTTCCTGCACCTTGCAGAACACGCGGTTGGCCGTGTTCAGCACAACGATCTTGCGCTTGCCGCGCTTGATGTCTTCGTCAGTCATGACGGCGCTCCTTGTCCTTCTTGATCATGTCTTCGAGCGTGTCAGAGAACGCATCGCAGATTTCCTGCACCGCCTCTGCGACAATCTCTGCGCTCTCTTCGGGCGTCAGGTCACGCTTGCGCTTGTGCTCACGTGCGCGGATGGTCATCGCCATATGCGTTGCGACAAGCGTCTTGCCGATTGCCCACATGCAGCAAGCGACGCAATACTTGCTCAGCTTTGCAGACAAGACGACGCCATCAAGCGCAGCCGTGACGTAGCTGTCAGGCGGCGAGCGATGGCCGTCACCGCCGCCGCCGTTGTCGTGTGCTCCTTCGTCGAATGGCATCAGTCGTTCCCTCCCCCGTCTTCCATTACCTTCTCGGTCGGTGTCAAGTCACGCTCAACCATCTCGTTGAACATCTCGATGCGGTCCTCATGCGATGACGCGCACAGAGGAATGAGCGAGCATGCTCTGTAGAACTTGTTGCAAGCGCCCGTGTTCTTCGGTGCGTTATACGGCTCGTGGCCGTATGTCTCGATGACGCCGACCTGATGCAGCAACCACGCGATGAAGTCCGTGAACTGCCTCGGGACACGTGTCACGACTTCTGTCATCAGCCCACCTGCATCGTAGCTGCGCGGCAGTGGGATCGACATGCCATGCACGCCTGCCTTGGTGATCGGCAGGCCGTAACACGCCTGCATGCCGATCATGTAGCCCGT